GGGGGAAATTTTTTGCGACACACAGAACCAACGGGAAATGCTCCTTGATCTTCATCACCTTGATCTTCATCTGTATTAATTATATTACCATTTGTTAAAAGATGTATAAAATATTTAACATTTTTAATTTCTTTTTGGCAACAAATACACTCTTGTACATAGCCTCCTTCATCTTGATTTTTACTATAAAAATTATCTATACTAATTTGTTTAAAATTTTCCATTTTGTTTTTGTTTGATTAATTATACTCAAATATACAGATTAATTATTTATCCACCAAAAAGTATATAACTATTTATCATTTATTATCAGATTCTTTCCTTTCAGCCAGTTTTCTGCGGTAATCTTTATTGTCATACTTCTTGCTTTTGCTCACAATCCAATCTCGGTAATCTGTTGAGAATACAAAATCGTATCTAAATCCGTAATCTTCTTTCTTTGAATAGATAATGTTTAATTGTTCTGGTAATTTTTGATTCATTATGTTTTACTTATTTAATCCCCTCATATGTGGTGCACTTACGAAACCTACGAAAGTTACTAAAACTACGGAAGTTACGAAAGTTACGGAACTTACGGAATTGTTACGGAAATTACAGAAAGTACAGACTTGTTACAGACTTGTTACAGAAAGTACAGAATCATTACAGAAAGTACAGACTTGTTATCTGATAGCGTATTTCCCGAAGTTGGGTCTTGATAACAATGAATAGGTAGCGTATCTGACAGAATCAATAACGTGATTATGAGCGTCAATTGGCTGATTAATCAACTTGCCAGATTTGTCTTCTTGCCATTTATAGTTCCTAAATTCTTGTATAGCATTTTGAGATGATGCCAGAACATGAATCTTGTATCTCTTCAGTAGATCAATCCCTGCATTAACTGAATCCTTGCCCTTTACGCTAGGTTGCACGTTGTGACCCATCCTTCTAAGTTCATCATTTAGTCTAGGTTCAGCAGAATCAGCGTAAATCAGTTCTCTTTCAAATCCTTTATCTACCAAAAAATTGTGAATATCCTGAGTAGTCATCTGTGTTCTGTACAAATGCTCTTGAATATAAATGTTTTGCTCATGCCTATGTACTGAACTTAAGCAAGTCGGATCGTTGGTGTAGCCATAATCCATGCCCATTGCTACCAAATTAGCATCTTCTGGGATTGAGTTGACCTCCACATAGCTAAATATAGTCGCAATGCTCCCTGCTTTTTCTCCCAATCCATAGATTTGCCAATACTGCTCATCAGTTTCCTTGAGTCTTTCAATCTCTGTTTTGATAGTATCCCCTAAAAAGGGATTGTTCAGATAAGTAGTCTTGTAAAAATCGCAATCTTCTCTGGGAATTACCTTGTCATAAATCCAATGGTACTCGTCTGATGGATTGTAATCAAGTATGATTCTTTCTTGAGTCCTGAATATCAGTTGTTGCCAATCCTCCCAGAATAACTCATTTGCCTCGTTAATAAACAATAGATCACGCTTACGCCCTCTAATCTTCTGCGACTGATCCAAACTAGTAAATTCAATTAAATTGCCGTAAAGATGATATTCTGAGTTCGACTTGTTATGGTATTCCTCACGGTACATTTGATGGCTTCTGATGATATCCAGAAAATCACGCATTACCGTTGCCCTCAAAGATGGGAATGTCTTCCTGCAAATAGTGATTATCTTTTTTTCATTGTGAGTACAATATTCAAAGATTATCCACATTAAAATATTGTAGGTCTTTCCTGACCTAGTACCGCCTTGTTCGACAATTATTTTTTTGTCGCTATTCTGTAAATGACGGTAAACAACGTTAGTCTTTAGTTTCGTTAGCTGAGTCAATGATCTCTATTTGAAAATTTGTAGGCATCCCCTCTGCGCCCGTTATCTCTTGTCTTTCAACGTATCCCCTATCTTTTGCAATTCGACCCAAGTAGAACCGTATATTCGCCCCTTGAGCAGGATGTTCTCTATCCTTGATAGTCTGGAATAGTTCACTTTCAACAAAATCCTTTTGCATCTCTTTGATGTCTTTGAATTTTGCCGCAAATTTTGGATCATTATCCATCCATTCGTAAAACTGAGTCCTGCTTAGCTTAACGCTTCTGCAAGCCGTAGTCACAATTCCTAGTGATCTTTCCAATGCATCTAGCAATACTTTCTTATTTTCTTCCGTCTTAGTCATCTGTGTTCGGTTTGTACGTTCTATATTCCTTTAATTGGTATCTTAATTATTGGGTTTATATCAAATCCTTTTGTTCTTTTCCCTCTTTGAGTTTTGTCTTTTTTAACAATAGATCGCCCCCACTTCTTTTGCAACAAGTCTAGTTGCTCCATCTCGAATTTTATAGTCCTACTTTCAGCGCACCCCCCTAAATTCCCATGATCTTTCTTTATCATAAAGGCAAAATTAAGTCTTAATACCTTTCTGTATGTATTGCAATTCTGGATTGAGTAATCATAGTCTTCCTTTAAGGGTATCCTCTCATCAAATCTAAGTTCATTATTTAAAAACCCCATAAAAGAAGCAGAAATTGGGTTGCTTAAACTAAAAGGCGAGTACTCTCTGTAACTTCCTTTATCTCCAATTATGTTTATGCCCCATAATCTAGAGCCAAACTCTTCACAAAGATTGAATCCATGTTCAATAAATTCTTTTATATCCTTGATTTTTTTAGCTTTTGGTATTCCATCTTTTATGTCCCAAAACTGAAACCCCTCAATGTCATCGTCTATGATTAATCCTTTGTCTTTAATATACGTCTCTAGCATATAGTTTCTGACTCGGGCAATGTTCCCCTTTAATGAGTCAGGCATAATCTCTATGTTGTACCCTTTTTCCTTGTATTCTTCAGCCTCAAATTCATGTACGCAATAAATAATCTCAGGTATTATTTTATGAGTCTTGACTCCATTTGCTCTTTTGTAACTTGGTGAGTATATTTTCATATTGAATTTATCCATTAATGATTTTCTTTAAATAATCAGCACCATCAATTACCCTTCCAATTCCCTTGCTCCAAGGTTGACCATTCTGCCTCTTTGAATAGACGGTCTTTAAATTAAAATGAGTTTGTGCTGAAAGCCAATCAATGTCATTTTTAAAAAACAAAACAACGTAATTGTTGCTCTCATCTATAAACTCGCTAAACTCAACCTCTGGTTCTTCATCATCAAATGATTCGCTTTGATCAGGAACGTCAACCCCCCAATCCAATAGTGGGTCATCTGAATGATTATTAGCCAATAAGTCCCAATCCCATTCGCCAAAACTCACATTGTCTTTGATTATAAATTCCTTTTTCTGCTTATCTGTCCAATCTTCAGTTGTTTCAATCCAGATTTTTTTAAGTCCTGCATCCATACATGCCCGAAGTCTCATGTTTCCACCTAATACCGTCATGGTTTCATCCACTACAATAGCACGAACCTCAAGCATTTCTGGAAATCCCTTAATGCTATTCACTAGTTTTTTAAACTGATGCTTATTTATAGTCCTGGGATTGTCAGTATTGAATTTTACTTCTGTAATATTGACTTGTTTTTTCATGCGTAGGTGGTTTTATTATTTGTCTTTGTTTTTCTGTTTACAAAATGAATTGTCTTTTGGATAAATTTATGTCTCTCATCCTCAGTTTGAAAGTATTCAGGTATACTGATCCAAAAGGTTTTTGGTTTCTCACTCTCCGAGAACATAATTTCTAGTATTTTTTCTATTTTCTTTTTCACAATTTCTAAGTTTTCGTTCTAAAATTCTAAGTCTGCTTTCTAAAATTTGAGATTTAAGTATCTCGTCAGCAGACTCAGCTTCAAATTTGAATTGACTCTCTATTTCTTTAAGGCTTTCGTTTGATCTTGAATATGCCTCGTAATTTTTCAAAGCATGCAGGATCGTAGCATTATTTGTTTGCCTTCCATTCTCTAAAAATATCTTTTTTATTGCAATCAATCGCAACTTTCGCTTTTCTCTAAGCAAATAGCAGAGCAATGCCCTGACTTCAACCACTTCTTTTTTTCTGGATTCAACAAAAGGATTAATCTTTGTGATTCTTTTTAGCTTATTAATTATTTCTGAAGGGTTCATCTGGTTTTCTGTTATGTAACGGTATAAAATTACTGACTATCAAAAGCAGAAAACTGCAAAAGCATAGTACTATGAGTTTGATTATTAGTTTAATTTTTCCCATCGTTGATTTTCTTTTCTAATGCATTGATTTTAGTCTTGAATACTTTCACGCCATTAAGCAATGACTTCATTTCTCCGTGTGACATCCCAGAAGATCGCTTCATTTCATCTTGAATCCTTTTCATGTTATTATCTTTCTGTTCAATAAGGTCATCTAATTCCTTTTTTAGTTCTTTTTTAGTCTTTGTGTTTTTCATTTTTTTATATTAATCTGTACAAAATCCTGCCTGGCAACCACTACCTCCACCATAAGTGAAATCCAATTGCTTACCTACTTTTTTTATTTGTTTAAAACTCATTTCTTTTTTCCAAGTATATTTCTTTTCCTGGTCAGCAAACCATTGCATCTTCAAAGGCTCATCATCCCAATTCTTTCTTAGTTGTTGCACTTGCTTATGGAAACAACCAACGCAATTAGAGTCTTTAGGGAAATCAATTCCACTTTTACTTGCCCATTTATAAATTGGATAATGAATAATCTTGTTATCTATTAAAGGAAAATGCCCTTCCCTCCATTCTATCTCCTCCCATTTGTTTTGAGTTTTTCTTTTACCTACTATTGTCTTGAATGATGTGGTAAATCTTTTAGCACGGTCTCTTTCATCGTATCTAAACCCAATCCCCATCCTTACCTTCTCATTAATATTTTTTAGCCACCAATCAAATATAGGCTTCAATTTCATTTCTGTTGTGCAGAATCTCATCAACTCATTTGGTAGTGCTTTTTTCTTCCTATTAACTTCGTCAAAGCTATCTCCAGAAACCCAAATAATTTCTCTGCCTAATATCTGCTCTAAATCAAACATGACTTTTAGGGTTTTATCTGATTCAGCCGTGGAAACAAAATCAATACCTAACTTATCTGAAACCATTTGAACCAATTTATCATCTTTAGGCTTGCATTTTACGTCATCAATTCGAACCAGGGAAAAGATATTGTAATCAGCAGGATAATGAACCGCTAAATAGCTGCTTGTTTTTCCTCCACTTAATGAATTAATGGTTTTCATTTCTTTAAGTTTTCTGGTTTAATACAAAAGGCATTCGTATACTTCATGAATTTGCATTCCCACTTGCTGACATCTTCATAGTCAACAAAGTAAAAATCAGCATTTTCTTTATCAAGTATATAAACGATCCAATACATCTCAATTTTTCCTAGTCCTTTTTTATGCGCTCTTTCATTTACCAACACGTGAGCGCCTTGAAAATGATAGGTTGACTTCACATCAATGTTTTTACCCTTGATAATAAAGTCAGGATTTTTAGACGGGTATAAATCTAAAAGATTTGCCATCGTAAAATCAACCTTTTTTCTAGTCAAATAATCCGCTACGATTAACTCCCCTGCTATTCCGACCCGATCAACATGATCGCTTTTTTCTCCTCGGTCAAACTCTGGTTTGTGTTGTAGCATGCTTTCATTTATAACGCTTCTAGCATGTCCAATTTGATCAGCAATAAGCCAAAATGATTTAGGGTATGTATATCTCATAGCTTCCTAAATTCATCTTTAATGCTCCACAACGTTGCCAGAAGAAACAAGGTCAAGATCAAGTCTATTATTTCAATTATCATTATCTCTCGCTCCATCAGTCTACTTTAAGCCTTAATAAGTTATAGCACTCAATGTACTTTTCTCTAGCTTTTCCTTTGTATCGATCCTTGAACAATTGAAATGTCTTTCTTTTGTACTGATATTCACTTTCTCCACGTACAAAATACTTCTTGCAAAATGCTTTTCCCTTACCATAAAGGTAGTTTACATTGTCAGCTTGATCTCCGCTTACCATTTGTTCATAAAAATTGTACCTAGCATCATCATAGCTGATGTCTAAGAGAGTTTTATGCTTGTAATGATAATTATATAACCAACAAGGCAACTGCTTATAGTCCTTATCTATTGCCACAATAAGCAAATCCTCTCTGGTTCTCTCTTTAAATCCTAAATTATGGTACCAATACCTAGCAACCATGTCATCAGTCTCTACTCCATAACCAGATATGCCATCGTATTCAAGTCTTACAAAATCATGCAATTGATCTATGATCTCAGGTCTGTCACCTTTTCTGTTTGCTTTGTAACTTCTGTTCCCGATGTACTTCCTGAAATTTCCTCTGCTTCCATGAAAAGTACTGAAAGTGTCAATTGAGGTAAATTCTTCAATCTCACGGCATAAATCATTCATTTGTTCCTCGTACTTATCAATCGCTTGATCAATAAACGAGTAAAAATCTTTAATCTCCGTATCATAGCAGGAAGCGTAGATCATTGAATCTGCATCAAATAAAATATTCATTTGATAGGGATTTGAAGAAATGGTCCATTAAAACAAAATTGATACTCTTCATCTATGTCAAGCATCTCTCTTGTTTCTGTGTTAAAAAAAGTAAGATTATTTTTAATTAACTCAATTAAAAACATCTGTTGATTTGGAGTACTGTTAATGTAAAAATCACAAACCTTTTGATAGTCATCTTTTAATGTTTGTGTTCTTGGGTCTACCACCCGATCCATTACTGCATCAACTTCTTTCTTGCTTAATTTTGTCATTTTGTGTGTTTTTAAATCTTAAAAAATCCATCCAATAGTCAAGCCATCTGGGGTCATCTTTCCTGACCGTTAAATGTCTTGTTTCAATATTTGGATGCAGAAACGTATATCTCATGCAACAAATGTATACTAAAAAATCAATAACTACAAACCCTTGTCAAATATGACGTGCAATTCTTCAACGTATTTCTGCAATGTCTTCTGACCGCAACATTTGCTAGGTCTATATAATTTATGCTCGTAATACGTAGCATGTAGATCACAAAGCAAATTGTACTCTTCA